GATGCAGCGAATGTGAGAGCTGGTGTCTCCTTTTCAGTTGGAGCCATTAGCGCTAATTCTGCCGGTATTGGTGACACTGTTACCACTGGTATTATTGGTTAGTAGTAGTATTCTTTATTGTCTATAATTTATCCTTTAGGTAATTATATGTGTGTTAAAATGACATCAAATGAACCTTCGCTCTTTGACGATCTTTTAAAGGAGATTGACCATGTTACAGAACAATACAAGTCCACCGAAATTTTGTCGGATGAGATGGTTGCTTATCATAACCATAGAACGGGCCACCAGGCCTATCATTCTACTGGTCGTGCTATTGCTATCCAATCTCTATCTGCCGGTTTACGGAAAAGATATATTGGCCCTACTCGGGCTGATATACCGTCTTCCTTAGATCGTTCCGAAAGCGCTATTGTCGAATTTCTTGAAGACAATGAACGCTGTCGTGCTTTTAATGAGAGCAACTTCCCTCACAATCTTGACAATTTTTGTCAGACTGTGTTGGGAGAAGCTAAACTATTATTAGCAGATGCACTTGATAGTAACACGGGTTCCGTCCTCAATTTAGAGGCGATTGCCCATGGTCTTCGTACTGGACCGGGAAGTTCTTCCGGTATTTCGCAAGAAGCCAGTATGTACGGGCGTCTATGTGATGGTCCTATGACTTTCAGTAGCCCAGACGTTGCGTCAGTATACAAAGCTTGTATACTTACTTCTCGACTTACAACTGTAACTGAAGCAATTAGGTTGCAGTTAAAAGGTGAGGAGGATTCCTTTAACACTTTTGCTACATTTCTCTCAGTTCCAAAAACGAACTTAAAGAATAGAGGTATCTGCACTCAACCGAGTGGTAACATGGCTCTTCAACTGTCAACACACAATGTGTTAGCAGGGAGTCTTCGTTCCCACTTCGGTATTGATCTAGAGTCCCAACAAGAATCCAATCGTACGCTTGCGTACATTGGTTCTTTCGGTAGAAAAAGTATGAAAAACGCCTCTTGGGAATTCTGCACTGTGGATTTATCCCGTGCTAGTAATTTCCCATGGTTGTTGATTATGCATATCTTCCCAGAAAATTGGGTAGAGTGGCTTGATTTAATTCGGTCTCATACGATGTTAGTAAGTGATCGTCCTATAGTTAAGTCTATGTGTTCATCAATGGGTAACGGTTTTACGTTTGCCCTGATGACTATTTTGTTGTCTTCGATAATTAAAGTTCTTTATTCATTGGCGAATCTGCCCGAGTATGATACCCACCCGATCTTTGGGCGGCAAAAAACTTGGGCAGTTTACGGCGATGATATTATCGTTGATAAGAGTGTGCTATTTGCTTTGAAAAAAGTACTTAGTGCGTTTGGGTTCCTGTATAATGATAAAAAATCGTGCACCGAAGGGTTCTTTCGTGAATCATGCGGTGCAGATTATTATATGGGTTATTCGACTCGTCCCGTGTTTGTCGAAACTTTGCAAACACAAGCGGACATCTACTCTCTACTTAACCGTCTTGTACTATGGGGTGTTTACCACTCCGTGGACCTGAAGCCTGCTCTCGATGTATTGAGGCGTGCATTAGGTAAAGACGTATTAAGAGTTCCCAATTGGGAAGATGTCTGTGCTGGGTTGCACGTACCTTTTAGTCAATCGGTACAGAAACCCCCGTATGTGCCTCTCGTTATTCGCGAGGTGCTTAATGTTGGGAATATTCCGTACCGCTGCAGTATTGCTAAGCCTTCTGTTCGTATTCTTGAGAGAGAATATGTGCAGAAACGCTTCTACTGCGATATTCATACCAAAGCGATGTTAAGCTATGACTATGTATATAAAACTAAAAATTATGCAAAGAACCAACCAGGTATGCTTTTATGCATTCTGGGAGGTTCCGTGCGTATGGGACAATATGGGGTTAGGCCTTTGGGTCCTCCTCGTTATAAAGAAGTGTGGAAGATAGCTCCAGGATGGGGCGATCCTAAACTCTTCGATAGCATTGCTGTCCCTCTACGGAGGGATGCTATCTCATCCGTTTATCGACTCTGGGAAGAGTACGCAGTTCGCAATTTAAGTGTGAAAATACCTAAGTTACGCACCGCTGCCCAAGCTTTGAGGGCAGGATATACGGACTAATGGAATAAATCTACAGGAGAGAAG